AGTCCGCAGCCTGGTATCCTTGTTCATCCTACTCGTGGGACACATCTTGTTGCTTGTCGTAAAGTTAAGGTTAGCGACAAACTGGAAGAAGGAGAAGGTGAGACAACTGCTGAATTAGAATTCGTCGAGGCTAATCCTGTTGGTACTGGACTTGGCGGATCTCTATTTGGACTCATCTCTGGAGCGGTTCTTGCTATCAGTTCTGAATCATTTAGACGAGATTATACTCCGATAAGAATAGCGCATCCATGGATTGTTGATATTGTAGATTCTGCTCAATCTCTTATTACGTCAACACACGATGCCTTGGTTCAGACATTTACTACGGATACAAGTTCGTCCCAGTGGCGTGTGGCTCTGAAGATGAAAGAAGTGGCTGGCGATCCTGGGTTGGCGATGTCTGCAGAGGCTGTTGATAAGGCGCTCACTTCTGGGGTCAATGGAATCACCTACAATGTTCAAGATCCTGAGACAAGATGGCGGATATTGAGAAAGCTTGCCAATAAGGGCGCAGTCACAAGTACACTTCCAATTGTTGGAGGTGCGGCTGCGGTAGAGAATTCTTTGTACAGTCGATTTCGTGTATTGACTGGCGTTGCAATGTCTGAGACTGCAATGGCTCGTAAGTATCCAAATGTTCAAGCAACAAAAGCAGCAATGGATATTGTGTCTGCTGTTCTCGAAGATGAAGCTAAAGTCGCTTACAGTATCTGTGACAATGCTCTGTATCTTGAGCTGCGAAAGTACATCGTTAATTTTGAGAAAATGATGAACGATCTTTCTTATCGTCTGCCTGGTCTGATAACAGTTAATTTCCATGGTGGAGTTCATCCGTTAGTTGCAGCCTACGTAATCTATAGCGATTCGAAACGTCACAGGGATCTTGAGCCCAGAAATATAATTGACGCGAATGGACGTTTCGGTCGCCTAGTTAGAGCGGTTTCTCCAACATGAAACCCGTTGTGATTACCGTTGGCGGTTCCGAGCTCACTACGTGGACCGAGATGACTTTGCAACGTAGCAAAGAAGAGATGACTGGAAGTTTATCAGTCACTATCTTTGCTGGTGCTATGCCATCGGGTCCAATGGTTCGAGCGGCAGTAGCCGGCGCAGAGATATTGGTTTATATCGTTGGGCAACTTGCTTTCACTGGAACTGTTGATAAACGAAAAGGAACGGGATCAAAGAAAGGTAGAGCTGGAACTAAAGAAAAAGATACCGGTAAAGCTGGAACTTCGATGTCTACCAATATTGGGCCAGAAGAATATACAATTAAACTCACAGCCCGGGGTAAGACCAAACGTCTGATCGATAGTTCGCATCAACATCCAACTACTAATATGTTGAAGCCAACAACTAAAGAAGTCTGCGAGAAATTGATTGAGCCTTTCAAAGTACAACTCGATTGGAAGGGTGAAACTATTAAGCTGGATAAGATGCGCTTTCGCGATGGATCCCGTGTGGTGGACGAACTCAATCGTGTTGCAGTTGAAAATTGTTATTTCATGTATGAGACCCGTGAGGGAAAATTGTGTGTCACAGACGGTTGCGCTGGACAGAGCGGCGATCCTTTGATCCTCGGAATTAATATTCTGGAGTTTTCTGCAGAGCAATCCGAAGAGGAACAGAAGTCAAAGGTTAAAGTGAAGGGTCAGCGTTCTAAGAAAAAGATATGGGGCGAGAAAGCTGTTCTGAAGACTCACAAGGAGATGGAAAATAAGAAGATGAAATCATTCGTACCCCATATTGTTCAACATAATGGGGATGCTGATGAAAAGACGTTAGAACGCCGTGCTCGATTTGAAATGAATGCGCGAGCTGCCAAAGGTAAGAAGATTGAGATTGAAGTATTTCATGTTCAGTCTGAAGGTGGTCCGTGGGATATTGGTAACATGCACTATGTCGAAGTACCGCCCGAAGGTATTTTTGATGTATTTGAATGTACTGAATTGACATACACTGTGAATCATGATAAGACAATCAAGACTAAACTAACCTTATCTCCGCCGCCTTCTGGAGGTGCAGATGGTGCAGCGGGTGGATTCGGACTTAGCAGTATCAATTTCAATACGGGATCTGCACGTAAATCTCAATCTGGTATAACAATGACGGAGGGACAATTCCCAGATGCGTGGTCACCATTAGATTTGTCTGTTATGCCTTTCATGTCTGCTGCTGAATCTTTAGAACAAATGGCAAAGAGTGAACCGGAGAACCCTCCGAGTCCGCCACCCCTTACTTTACCGCCGTGGTTCGGAGAGACTACATGACCAGCTTTACTCGTTATCGTGAACGTTCAAGAGATATAAATGACGGCACGGAACGTCATGTTTGGGGTAAGCAAGAATACATCAAAAATGCAGGTTCGATTATTAAAGTACGAGGAACTGATACTGAAGATCAGGAAGCTGCTGTTCTGAATATTGGAGGTGTTTCTTTTAACGTCAAGGAGAAATTTAATACTGAGGTTATGCTTCTTGCTTCCTCATCCGACACCACATTGAAGATGGCATTGCTTACCATTCCTAAAGATAAGCAACGACGTTGGATGGAAGGCCACGGTGGTGTTCAGCATCCGACAGATGATACGTTTGCTTTAGATTTTAGCGATTCACTTGCCCATCTGACTAAGAATAAGTTTGCGGTTGGTGAGAAAGGTGAATTCGAAGTCAAGGGAGATAAGGTTTACATTCGTGCTAGTCAAGTAATTATCGAGGGCGAGCTGGTTGTCAATAAGCTCGTCAAGACACCTCAAGTTGTATCAGGTAAGGAAACCATTCCTGGCTTCGAAGGCAGTAAACAAGCCGAGGCTAAGGATGACGATAATGAATGATACAGATTGCCTAACTGGTACGGAAGGGAATCGTCGTATATTCTGGACCACAATGGATTCCTGTGGCCGGTATAATCTATGTGGAGCGGAATGCTCTATACCAGGACTTCAGTATATTGATAAGACAGAAGGTCGAACGATTGCTAATGAGGATTGGATTCGAAGTCTTATTTTGAATATTCTTAATACGCGAGCAAGAAGCGATATCAAGTGTGCAACGCCTGCTGGAACTTATGGACACTGGTCTGAGAGTTACAGAGACGATGGACTTTATATCGGAACCCGTGTCTACAATGTTGCTGAGAAAGCGTATGCTAAGATTCTAGATGGAGTCAAGGCAATCGGCGCAGCTATCCGTAGCGATATAGGTAAATTGATTATCCTTGAGATAGCTGACGACGTTGATGTTGATGTAGTATATCGAGGTCGTTCTCGAGTTGATGTCACGATCACAGTTATGTTGCGTTCCGTTCGTCGAACAGTTAACCTTTCCGGTACTTACAGTACCGATACATGGGTATGGAACTGATGTCCTGCGTCATTCCTAGGCCGGACCCTAAACAACTGTTCGATCAGATTAAGAATCAATTCTCATCGACGGTATTGGGTGGCGCGCAAGTTATACCTGAATCAAACGAATGGTATGTCGTTACTAACGACTATGCCGCCGCTGAACAATATTTCGCAATTGCTGATCAAATGTGGCGTGAGGCAAACCCAGAGACAGCATGCTGTGATAATCTCTACAAGATGGCAGCGCAGAATGGTGTATATCCGCGCCCACCGTCACATGCAGAAGGATACGCGAAATTAACTGGTGTTCCTGAAAGTCCTGTTCCTCCGTATCTTGAGATCTTAACTGAGATAGGTACATTTGTCTCAGTCGGTTCTGTTCCACTTCAATTGTCCTCTGAGGGGAAATTGGTTATTCAGATTCGGGCGTTGACACCTGGATCAGAGATGAATTCAAACGGTACTGTGACTGAAGGAACTTTGGTTACTCCAGCTCCAGGAATCGATACCGATGTACAGATCTGCGGTGGTCAATTCTGCGGTGGAGCGGGCGAGGAGACCTGCGAGGAGTTTAGAAAAAGATATCTTGAACGCCTGGCTTATCAACCGCGCGCCACAATGGCGTGGATCAAAGAAAAGTTTATGGAATACCCGTGCGTATCTCGAGTCTGTATCAGAGAAGGCTCTTGCTGCCGCTGTACCGCCGACTGTGGTGAATGCGGTTGTAAGAATTGCGGAAACAAGATGGAGTTTTACGTTTTGTTTGACGGAGTTTTCCCCTGTGGAATTCCTCCTCAACACGTTGTCGATGACATTACAGACTGGATGTTTGGAGAGCATCAAGGGTACGGTGAAGGTCAAGTGGAGATAGGTGTGTGCGGACAGGTATTTGTTCCGAAACCACTCCCTGTGAATGTCATTATTGATATTGCTGGTTGTCCGAGTACAGCACAGAAACAGATTATATCTGATTACATTACTGAATTATTCTTGAGGATCTGTCCTTCAATGCCGCTTAGGGTCAAACAGATAGATCTTATCATAGCATCTGTTATTGGTCCTGAGATCAATGCTTCAGCTCACTTTGAAGTAGTCGGATACGAAGATCAGGTTCCTCCATACCCTCGAGAAGATGTCTGGGTTACTTCGTGCGGTGATCTTGAACCAGAATGTGACGTATTGCCATGCCTCAATGAGATCACTTATTCTGGGCCTGAATCAATGAGGCCGCCGTGTTGAGATCTTCGCCACCATTGACTGGTCAACCGCCAATGGCGATGATCCCGGTCACAATACTGGGTGCCGATGGCTGTGTTCCATTTATGGTACCTGAGGAAGATGGCTGTTGTCCTCCTCCTCTTTGTGGGAATGATTTGTGCTGCACATTTGTGGCGTTTTTCAATCTACTTCCTTCTGGACCAATGTGGGATTATTGGAAGGCGGCTGCGATTAGTTATTTTGAGCGTAACGAGAATGCAGACGAATGTCCTCTTGTTAAGGATCCGGATTGCCCATCTTTGATTTTGCATGCTATCTATACAGTTCTTAGATTGCGCAATGTCGTTCACAATGCACTCTGGCCAGCTTTCAGAGAGAGCAATCCTGCTACGGCTGTTACTACACTAGATGCACATCTTGCCCGTCTACATTGGGAAGATTGTTACCGTCAACATTGTCGTTCGGTTCTGCTTGGAGAGTTGACTCCTTACGAGATCTGGACCGAATGTGGTCCTGTATTCTGCGAAGTCGATTTTCCACCTGAACTTGAAGCTGCGGTTAAGAAAGGAATCGTCACTGCCCTAACTAGAGCCAACATGGGAGTGATCAAAAATCTGTGTACTTTGAATTGGATTATCGAACCGCTTGGTGCTAAGATTGTACCTATCTATCCTCCTTCCGCTCCTGATCAATCGTTACCTGATGAATGTGATCCATACGATTGTTCTAATGTTGCATTTCAGATTATTCATAGCCAAGATTGGCTCGAGGGTGTTGGCTCTGGAGATATCTGTGAGCTGAATCAACCTCCCGATAGAGTTCCAGGGATGTGGGATCGCGCTTGTAATAAACCAGCGGGTCTTCCTGATCAGATATGGCCAGGAGTATTGGCCGCCGAATGTATCGTTAGATCAATGATGCCTTCGAATTGTCCAGCCAACATCACACGAGGCTGTTGAAATGCCCGGTATCCTTCCAGAGATCGAAACCGCAGGTGCAGTCGTTTATCGCGACGCGGCTGGTAATCCAACTCATCCACCAGAGGTGCAGAATGCTTATCCGCCTTTGCCTGCATTTCTGTCTAACTGTGAATTGACAGCACTCCCCGCAGACTGTGACGCAAGAATCGAACCGAAGCAGATCAACGCAATCGTTTCGGAGTTACTCAGCTTTGCAGAATGTCTTGATCCCGATGGACCATGGGATTGTAGTTCGCTCAAGAATTTGTGTGCGTCGTTTACTGCCTGGGGATTGCTCCATCTTAAGTTTGTCGTTGTCAGTGATACACCTCCCCCAAATCCGCAGCCAAATCAATTGTGGTGGGAGAGTGACACCGCTGTTATGTGGCTCTGGTACAACGATGGTAACTCAACTCAGTGGGTGAAAGTTAACGGAACTCAGAGCGGTGAAAGCGGAGACGTAGTCCGCGCGGCTAGCGAAACTGAGATGATCGCTGGTGTTACCAATGAAGCGTTTGGTACTCCGTTCAATACTATGGCTCTCACTGGGCTTAGGGTTGATCAGATCGATTCTGGGCTGACTCCTAAGATCGTTCCAGCTATTAACGAGCTAAAGGGAGCAGTCGACGCTTTAGCTGCATCCAGCGAGTTTGTCGGATCGTTTGCTGCGGATGATGGTTCTATCGTCTGGACGGCGACGTCCGGTATGACTGGTAACGCATTGCCTGCTCCTGCGCTTGCTAATAAGGGATGGTATCTTATCTGCGATACGGCTGGATCAGTTCCTCCTGCAGGTACCATTACTGGTATACCGAATTACGAGAAGAGCGACTGGCTGCTCTCTGATGGTGTTGAATGGACGCATCTTCCGTTTGGACCGATGTCTACAGTTACAGCTTCTGCTGTTATTGTTTCTCCTGCTGTAGCTGGAGCCGATGATGTTCAAGAGGCTCTTGAAGCACTCGATGCTAAGAATGCTGAACAGGATGCAGCGATTGCTAGTCCTGTTGTTGCTGTGACAGCTCCTGAATTGACAGGGAATGGGCAAGTTGCTACTCCTATCACTTTTATGGGTATCACAATTGCTCCTAATTCTGTATCGGCACTTCAGGGTAACGGTCTTTCAACATCTGGGCTCGATCTAGTATTAATCGATGGCGGAACGTACTGAGGGCACATAGATGGTCGTACCTATCCAAATCAAAAGAACTGCGACTCCTGGTTTTAGTCCGACTGGACTTCGCCCAGGTGAGCTCTCTGTCGAGATGGCTAATCCAACTAGATTGTGGGTCGGTGTCCCATCGTCGATTGATCCATCAGAACGAAAATTGATTGGTGGAGGTATTGCTTTAGGTGATGCCCCTCCAATGAATCCCGCAGCCGGACAATTGTGGTGGGAGACTGATTCCGGGGTTCTCTGGTTCTATTATGACGATGGGAACTCTAAACAATGGGTTCAGGTCAACAGCGGTGGAAATACTGGTGGTGGAGCGACGGGTGAATTCTTGCCACTTGTTGGTGGTAATATGTCTGGTGATATTATTATCAGTAAAGGAGCTCCAGGTTTATTTCTAAATAATACCGAAGCGTCTGCTGGTGGGCTAGTTGGTATGCTCAACAGTACACGTCGTTGGATTTTGCAGCCTGGCGACGGGACTGTTGAAGGAGGGGGAAATACAGGAACTAATTTCTTAATCTATCGTTATGATGATCTTGGTGTTATCAACGGAACTCCTGTTCTAAAGATAGATCGTTCCACAGGTATTTCAAGATTCAGTTCGCCTATCGAAATAGGTCCTGATCCGATGCCAACTTTGGCAGCGGGAATCAAAGTCAGTTATCCGGGTACAACTGTTCAAAATGGCATTGCTCTCCGACCAGCAGCAGATGAGAGTACTGCTCTCTTATTTTATAATGCTGCTGGAACTGCAATTGGAAATATCTATCAGACGGCGCTTACTGTGGCCTACAATACTGGGTCGAGTGGTGAGCACAAGGAAGACCTCAAGGAGTTTGATTCTGGGCGTATTATCGACAGTACCAATGTTTATGATTTTGCATGGAAAGGAACTACCGACCGAAGTTACGGTGTTATTGCTCAACAAGCAATGACAGTTTATCCAATGGCAGTTACTCATGTTAAGATGAGTGAAGGACATGATTACTGGGGTGTTGATTATTCCAAGTATGTTCCCGTTTTACTTCGAGAGATGAAATCATTGCGAGAGCGTGTCAGCGAACTTGAATCTGCTCTTTTGAAATTACTTGGGAAGAAGATCTGATGTTTGATTTTCCTTCCGGTCCAGTTCCAGGTCAGGAATACACGTTAGGTGGCGTGAGCTACGTATGGAACGGATACGGCTGGGCAGTCAAGGTTGAAGAGGATACTGGAGGAGAAGTACTAGACGCTTATAACAAATCGGAAAGTGATGCTCGATTTGTTAATGTTGCCGGCGATACTATGACCGGTACTCTTCAGATAACAAATGGCGGTGCCTTACGGGTCTATGTAGATGCAAACCATCAATTTCAAGCGTATAGTAATGCAGTACTGGGAGCACAACAGAGCGGTATCGGACAAGGTGGTCGTGTTGAAGTATCCGGTGCAGGTGTTCTGAGTGGGATAAAGACTTATCCCGCATTTCCATCATATAATTTATTGATTACAAATGAGGGTCCAGTAGGTTTTAAACTCGTAAGACATGATGCTGGATCGACCCCAACTGATGGAGCACTTACGACATTATTGCAGGTTGATGGAGTAAGAGGGAATGCTAGTCTTGGTGGTGTTGCTCCATCTATATTCACCACGTATGCTGCTCCTGCGCGTATATTGAATGTGCGAACAGATAACGTACCTAGTGCGATTGCTGTTCTTGATCTTACCGGTAATGCTACGGTAGACTATCCTATCGGTCATGTGTCATTTAGTAATCAATCAAATACTGCTGCAGATAAACGAATTGGTGCTATCGGTGTATCACGTTTTGGTAATGATGCTTCAGGAAAGATGGACTTCCTTGTATGGGAAGCTGGAACGTTTAAGACTGCTCTGAGTATATTTCCGACGGGACTGATAGAAAGCAAAGGTGATATTAAAATTAATAAGGTACAGCCTGCTCTTATTCTAGATAAGACAACCGATGCAGGAAACGTAATCTATGGACGAAAAAACGGAGTTAGTCGTTGGTATATAAATGTCGGTGCTGCTGATCCAGAAACTGGAGGTAATGTTGGTTCTGGATTTTATCTAACTCGTTGTGCAGACGATGGAAGTGTTATATCCGATGTTCTTGGTATTAGTCGCGCTACGGGTGCGATGTCATATTCAGGTGATATTGGAATTAGTGGTAATTTAACTGTCTGGGGTTCAAGCACAAATCTTAATGGACCATCCGGTCAAAGCACGTCTCTTAATCTAGCAAAAGCAATTGCTAGCGATGTTTGTCAGTCGTATTTTAATTCAGAAGGTAAAGCTAAATGGCTTGTACGCTGGTGCGATGCTGGCGAAGGCCACATGAATTTTTATCGTTATAATGCAGATGCATCTGCTATTGTCGGAACACCGATTTCGCTTAACTGGACCAATGGTGATATAAATCTTAATGCCGGAGTAGGAACGCTCATGCTTCAAGGAGGCAGCCTCTACGTCGGTCCTACTGCGACATTTGCTTCAGGAGCTCTTTGGGTTCATAATAATACAGCTGACGGTACTATCTATCTTGGTAATACAGCAACCTGTTATCTGCAGTCTTCTGGTGGAGCTATGTATCTGAATGGCCCACCTTTAACTATATACCCTCAAGTAACAATGAGTGGAATGCTTCTTGCTAATGGTAAGATATCAATCAATTCTAGTACAGGATTGATTGCTAATAGTTCTGGAAGTCAAGCACTAGAGGTTAAAAGTGCTGGTGTAGGTAACTCAGCATTTATGGCTTTCCATATACCCGGATCATTTGCTGCTAATTTTGGTGTTGATACTGATACATTTTGGAAGGTTGGCGGATGGAGTATGGGAGGTGTTGCGCATAAAGTATTCCATGAAGGTGTGTGTCCTAATAGTGGTTCGTATTTCAAATTGACTAGCGGTCTGATGGTTGTAATGGGCACATGTCCCGTTAGTATGGGTAATGGATGGGTTACGTTTCCAGTAGCATTTCCAAATGGGTGTGTTGGTGTGGTTATAACAGGTGTAGCGGCGTTGGGAGATGGCAGTTCAATTACTTGTAATAGTCAGGCTTTTGAACCTAGTAGATTTTACTTTCAACCAAGATACGTTAACAGTGGTGGTGCTGTAGGTGTAGCTACTCAGGAATATAAATATATAGCGTGGGGATATTGATGAACGAATCTGAGACCCCGTCAGGAATGGCAGATCCCGTCTTACGCTTCTATGGAGTGTTTGACGAGGAAGGTAGAGCTGTTGGTTTCTATACGAGCGATATCTATCCACCTGTAAATGAGAATGCTCGTAGCGCAAAGATACCGTTAGAAGCTATTGAGATCACAGAGGAGGTGTGGAAAGAATTACTTGCTAAACAAGGGTCTGCACGGTATATTGATGGTGCAATTGTCGATGTACCATTTCCACCGATACCTCCTCCACCACCTAGTCCTATAGAAGTGATAGAAAAGGCAATCGAAGAGTTGGCTAAGGAAGTTCAAGAACTCAAACGGAGTAAGAAATGAACGAAGAGCAACAGGCTATTAGTCAATATGTCGAACAGAATGTTCGACTACTTATTGGTGATCTGCAGATGCAGATTCTTGTGTTGAGAGCAACCATTGCCTCGATGCAACAGGCAGAGCAGAATATCAAAACGAACGGAGCGGCGCATCCAAAAACAGAAGTCGAGCGGCGAGTATAATTGATGTTCGATTTTCCTGCATCACCTTCTATCGGCCAAGAATACACGTCTAACGGTGTCTCGTACATCTGGAACGGGTATGGCTGGGCTGCGATGGAAGATGATACCGGTGGTACCGGAGGTGAGTTCGTCAACACCTCCGGCGACATCATGACGGGTGATCTGATCATCTCGAAAGATACTCCAGGGCTTGGTCTGAACAGAGTTGGAGTACCTGACGCTCAGATTCGGGGACTGAAAGACGGACTGTCACGCTGGACTGTGGTGTTAGGAGATAAT